CGCGCTGACCGACTCCGCCCCCCCCCGGTCGAAAAGGACGGCGACCCCGGAAAGGGGACCCGATGGGACCCGCGTAAGGTAGCTGTACCCATCACATTGACGCCCCCCTGATTTGGCGTTATAAGGCATAAAAGGAGTCCGCCATGCCGACCTATGACAGCCCTGAGGGATTTAGTGTGCGAAGTGCGCTTGCTGCTGCGATGAAGAAGCAATTGGACAAGGAAATTGAGCAGGGTAGGCAAGCGCAACGAGTAAACAAAGTATTTGGACAGTTCACGCCTGAGCAAAAGGCCAAAGTACAAGCGATAGATGCGATTCTGAATATGAAAGAGCAGGAGTCGGAATTGCAGGCACAAAAAATGGCAAATGCATATCCTGCGGGGACAACTGTAGGCGGGTTGGCAAGCCAAAACACGGCGGGGTACGGACAACTACCGCAGATGCCTGTTGATCCGTCCGCAGTAATGCATGCACAACAGCAAGAAGCAAAAGGGGCAGCGCCGTTTCCAATGGTGTCGAATCCGTTGTATCGGGAGGGTGGGGTATTACCGAAGATGATTCCATCGGATTTGGCTGCAAGGCTAATGCAGGGTATTAAATAATTGCATGGACATAGATGCTGAGACGGGGAAGGCGGTAGCGCCATCGGATAATCTTCCGGGGATGGGGCCGATGCTGAGTGCGTATGTGAAAATGCCTCGGACGTGGAGCGCAGACATGGCGGTGGTGTTGGCGAGGAAGGGGGAGGATGGGCTGTTGGATGAGGTGACGGATGAGTTGTTGGAGGGGAGTTCGCTGAAGGCTATAGCGGAGGGGATGGGGTTGAGGGTGGGGGAGTTGGGGCGGTTTTTGTATCTGCACGAGGAAGCGTACCGGGGGATGATGAGGGTGAAGGCGGATTTGCTGGCGCATGAGACGTTGGGGATAGCGGATTCGGCGGATGCGGAGGACGTAGCGGTGGCGAAGTTGAGGATTGATACGAGGTTTAAGCTGGCGAGTAAGTGGGATAAGGTAACGTATGGGGACAAGGACACGCAGATCGGGATAGGGATAAGTCCAGCGCAGGCGGGGAGTGGAGGAATACAGATCACGTTTGTGGATGCGAGCGAGGGACGGCGCGTTGAGTAATGGGGTTTCACTGAATGCGGTTTTAAAGCCGGAATTTCCGAAGAAATTGGATATTCTGTTTAAACCGGCGCGGTACAAAGTGCTGCATGGGGGGCGGGGGGGGGCAAAAAGCTGGGGGGTGGCACGGGCATTGTTGCTAAAGGGGATGGAACGTCCCCTTCGGTGGTTGTGCGCTCGGGAATACCAAAATTCGATTGAAGAGTCGGTTCACCAGTTGCTGGAGGATCAGATTGCCGCGTTGGGGCTGCATTACTTCTACGATGTGCAGAAAAAGGCGATCTACGGGAAGAACGGGACGTACATCGGGTTTGAGGGTCTGCACCACAATGTGATTAACCTGAAGTCGTGGGAGGGCGCGGATGGGGTTTGGGTGGAGGAAGCGCAGACAGTAAGTAAAAATTCGTGGAACATCCTGACGCCGACGATACGGAAAGACGGGTCAGAGATATGGATTACGTTCAACCCGGAGTTTGAGGACGACGAGACGTATGTGCGGTTTGTGGTCAAGCCGCCGAAAAATGCGCTGGTTCGGGAGATTAACTGGCGGGATAACCCGTGGTTCCCAAAGGTGCTGGAGGAGGAGCGGCTTGAGTGTCTGGAGCGCGACCCGGATTCGTATGACCATGTGTGGGAGGGCAAATGTAAGCAATGGCTGGAGGGCGCGATATATGCAAAGGAATTGCGGCTTGCTTACACTGAAAACCGGATAACGAAGGTCGAGTATGACCCGGCGCTCCCGGTATTTACGGCGTGGGACTTAGGTCGGACAGACGACACGGCGATCTGGTGGTATCAGGTGACGCACGGTGAAATACACGTGTTGGAGAGCTATGCGACATCGGGCGGATCGTTGAGCGAGTACGCGACGCAAGTTTTGGGCCGAGAGGTTACGATAAACCTGATTGATGACGAGGTCGTGGCGACGCTGGGGGAGTGGAAACCGGAACTGGCGCACCGCAGGCGATATCGATACGAAAAGCATTGGTTGCCGCACGACGCTAAAGCCAAAACGCTGGCGGCGCAGGGAAAGTCGATTATCCAGCAGTTGGCGACCGCGCTGAAGATCGAGTATCTGGCAATTGTCCCGGATATTGGCGTAGAGGACGGGATTCAGGCGACCCGGATGATTTTTGGACAGTGTTGGTTTGATGAGAACGGCTGCGAGGACGGGCTGAAGGCGCTGCGCCGGTATCAGCGGGAATTGCAACAGGACGAGAAATCGTTTAAAAAGATACCTAAGCACGATTGGACTTCTCATTATTCGGACGCATTTCGGATGTTGGCAGTAGCGACGCAGCGGGAAGTAAAGAAAAAAGTCGAGCAAAAAAAGACGGGGCATGATATAGAACGGTCTGAAGTTGCGGATAAACTGTTCCAGTTGCCGTCGCTGGACGAGTTGTGGAAGTCGGCGTATAGACCGGAATTGAGGTACTGATATGCCGTGGACACAGAAGCAGCATAAGTTGTTTCAGACCGCAGCGCATAGCCCGGAGTTCGCGGCGAAGGTAGGTATTCCTGTCGGCAAAGCGCGGGAAATGGCGTCCGAGGGCGTGAAAAAAGATTCCCGATCACGCGGCGAAATCATGGCGTTGATGATCCAGAAAAGGAAATGACATGGGCATGCAAGTCGAAGCGGGAAGTTCGAAAAATATCACGGCCACGGGCAACGTTACGACTGGCGCTGCAGCACTGATCGGGTTCTACGTGAACAGCACGTCCTCGGGTACGCTGGTTCTGAAAGACGGCGGTTCGTCGGGAACGGCACTGGGCGGCACGATTACTCCGGCGATTGGGTTTCACCGGTATCCAGTGAGTACGGGCGGGATTCTGCACGCGACGATTGCAAATACGCTGGATGTAACGTTCTTTTTTGTGCAAACACCCTCGGGTAGCTGATCTTGGCAACCCGCCCTCCTGAAACTGTCCGCGAATCGGTTGCTCGGGCTGTCGAGGGAAGCCCGACCTCGCAGGTCGAGCATTGGCAAGGCATCGTTCGGGCCTACGAACGAAAATTCAAGAATTGGGAAGCCCGTGTAGAACGCATTCTGAAGCGTTACAGGGACGAAAACCGCGACAAGTCAAAAGACGGCGGCTCGGCCAAGTTCAATATTCTGTGGAGCAACGTACAAACACTGTTACCAGCCGTATATTCACGCATGCCCAAAGCCGATGTATCGCGGCGTTTTCGGGACAGCGATCCGGTGGGGCGTGTGGCAGGGCTGATTCTTGAGCGTGCTTGTCAGTACGAGATAGAACACTATCCGTACTTCCGAAATTCCATGAAACAGGCGGTACTAGACCGGTTTTTGGGCGGTCGAGGTACGGCTTGGGCGAGGTATGAGCCGCATATTCGGGCAAAAGCACAGGATTTACCGACCGATGGCGATCAGGTAACAGAAGATGTCGACGAACCGCAAGAAGAACTGGATTACGAGTGCTCGCCCACGGATTACGTGCCGTGGCGGGATTTCGGACATAACGTCTGCCGCACATGGGAGGAAGTGACCTGCGTATGGCGCAAGGTGTACATGACGCGGCAGGCGTGCGTCGAGCGTTTTGGCGAGGAACTGGGAAATAGAATCCCGCTGGACGCTGTACCGGAAGAAATCAAGAAAGACAAGCAAAGTGGTGGCGAGAACGCCAATATGTCCCGTGCGCTGGTCTACGAGATTTGGGACAAGGAAACGCTGAAGGCGTACTGGATGGCACCGGCTATGCCGGAATTGCTGGACGAAAAGGACGATCCGCTGAAGTTGGAAGGATTTTTCCCGTGTCCTAAGCCGCTGTACGCAACGATGACCAACGAGAGTCTGGAACCGATCCCGGACTTCTCGATGTATCAGGATCAGGCCAAAGAACTCGATACGTTGTCGGCTAGGATTCAAGGACTGATTAACGCGCTGAAGATCAACGGCGTGTACGACGCCTCGGTGCCGGAACTCAAACGCATATTTACCGAAGGCGGTAATACAGACCTGATTCCGGTCAAGAACTGGATGCCATTTGCCGAAAAAGGCGGACTGGCAGGCGCTATTGATATTGTCGAACTGAAGCCGATCTACGAGGCATTGCGCGAGGCGTACAACTCGGTTCAGCAGGTATTGCAGCAGATTTATGATCTGACGGGCATTTCGGACATCATTCGCGGCGCATCGAATGCCAACGAAACGGCGACTGCACAACGGATCAAGGGGCAATACGCCAGCTTGCGACTGAAATCGTTGCAGACCGAAGTAGCAGAGTTTGCGTCAGCACTGATCCAGATGCAGGCGCAGATTATTTGCGGTCAGTATCAGCCAGAAACCATCCTGAAAATGGCGGCTGTCGAGGAAATGCTGCCTGAAGATCAGGCGCTGATTCAGCCTGCCATTGAACTGCTGATCGGGCCGGAACGTATGTCTGATCCGGTCAGTGGCGAACAGGGCCGTAATCCAATGCGGTCGTTCCGAATTGAAGTGAATTCGGACACGATGGTTCAGATTGATGAGGATGAAGAAAAAACCAAGCGCGTAGAATTTTTGACATCGATTGGCACATTTATGGAAAAAGCCATGCCGATGGCGGAAGCATCCGAGGAAATGCGTCCATTGATCTTGCAACTGATGAAGTTTGCCGTAGGCGCGTTCAAGGTGGGTAAAACCATCGAAGGCGCGTTTGATGCCACGATTGAGAAGTTTGAACAGCAAGCCAAGCAGCCCAAGCCGCCCAAGCAAGACCCTGAGATGATGCGTGTGCAAGCCGATACGCAGATTCAACAGGCTCGCGTGCAAGCCGATCAGCAGACAAATCAGATGAAAATGCAGGCGGCTGCACAAGAGGCACAAGCGAAAATGCAAGCAGAAGCACAGGCAGAACAGATGCGTATGCAGGCGGAGTCAGAGCGGCACATGCGCGAGTTGCAGGCCAATGCCGCTGAGAGTCAACGCGCTGCGCAAATTCAGCAAGATACGGAATTGAAGAAAACGGCGTTGCAGGTCGCAGGGCAGATTGAAGTGGCTAGAATCAATGCCGATGCTAAAGACAAAGCCGATGCAAGAGCCTCTGAACTTGCAGGTATGCAAGCGGAAAAGGAGGCACAAGATGATGACTCCGCCGCCCAAGCCGGGGCCGACACACAGCAAATCATGCAGCAATTACTGGAAACCCAGTCCCAGTTGTTGCAGACGATAGCGGCGCCCAAGCAAGTCATGCGCGATGAAATGGGTCGCGTGATTGGCATGCAGGTCGTCAAGTAAGCAATGGCAAATAACACGCTACTCAATCCCGGCTACGGCGGCGATGTTATTCGCACCGTGGATGAGGGGAATGTAAAGACGCAAGCTGTTGTATTGATGGGATCGCAGGACAACGGGAAGCTGGCGTATGTTCCGGCTACTCAAGAAGGGCACTTAGAGGTTGCAATCCATGCTCCGCGACTGCCTTTTGGTTCGCTGCACACAGAATCGTTGATCCCTGTCTTTCAGGGCGATGGGGTGTATGGTCCCAATTCCTTCGGTACGATACAGACTACTGGATTGGCAGTAGGGACTGGAACCGGGTCAGGCTCGATTGCAGGGGTTAGCAACAAGATTGTTGCTTCAACGGGCACAACGCAATTTTCCTTTGCGTCTATCCAAAGCCGCAGGCGGCTGCGGTACAAGGCGGGACAGGGTGTTGTCGGGCGGTTTGCAGGATTCTTTACCGGCGCGGTCGCCAACTCCATTCTTGTCGCGGGATTCGGGACGGCGGAAGCGACGCTTGCGTTTGGGTACAACGGGACGAGTTTTGGCGTCCTGTATTCGACGGGAGGCGTGCGCGAGATTCATACCTTCACCGTGACGACTGCATCGACCTCGACGCAGCCTTACAACGTGACATTGCCAAACACGGCGGTGGTGAATGTCACCGCGACGAACAACAGCAGCACAACGCGAACTGCATATGAGATAAGTCAAGGGACGTTCCCCGGTTGGGAGGCATCATCGGTCGGGGCGACTGTCATATTTGTGGCGTCCTCGGCTGGAAACAAATCGGGATCGTTCAGCCTTGCGCAAAGCGGCGCGGCGACGCCTGCTGCTGGAACGGACGCAGAGACCCTTGCTGGCGTGGCATCCACCGATACATGGATTCCTCAAGCCAGTTGGAACGGCGATGTGATGGACGGGTCGGGAAATGCGTCCAATCCCTCGGGCTTCAATCTGGACCCGACCAAAGGCAACGTGTACCAGATCGGGTTGCAATATCTTGGTTTCGGGTCGATCTCGTTTCAGGTC